TGTTTTAATACTTCTGTATTTGTGTTTTTTATTTTTTTAATTTATATATCCAAAATGATTTTAAGTTTTGTTAAATAAAAAAGAGATAAAAATTTCTTTTATCTCTTTAATTTATAATTTATGTAACTATTTATTAGACAATACTTTCATCCCAAGTATCACATGCAAGTGTAAAGCCTGTAACTTTGAACAAATCTCCTGATGTATAGTTAAGTGGAACTTCTGGAATACTTGTTATAGGGAATATGTAATATAATTTCCATTGCCAAAATGGCCGTGATGCTCTATCATACATTGTTATAAGAGCCCATGGAGCAGTATAATCAGCTTTGACACCTGTTCTACCTGTTAATGGGTCATAAACAAGGTCACACCATTTACGAAGAGTCTTGACTACGTATACACTTGGTGTTTTGTCTAAGTTGACTTCAAAATTAAGTGTTATATCCATTGTAGTTTCACTTGGAACTGGCCCTGCAAATCTTCTTGCAGCCCATTTATAATTCTGCGCTACTGGTGATGCTGGAAACTTAGAAGATTTTAATCCGCCTATATCTGTTAAATTTTCTAGAACTAAATTAGTATCTTCTTCAGTTGCTCCAAGACCAGCAGGCAATGAAATTTGTAAAGTGAACAAATTTTGGTATACTGGTTCGAACAATTCTTGCGCAGCTCTTGAACTTCTCCAATGTGATAAGCCGAAAGTTCCTTGTGATTTGAAATTATCTGCCATAATATTTTTTATATTATTTTATTTTTAATTTTTTTATGCTACTGTAAACCCGCCTGTTGTCTCACCAGTAACTTTATTAACTGTAATTCTGTTAACGATTTTTGTAAGTGCACCAGTAATCCACACATTTATATCAATTATACCAAAACCATCAGCAATAACATCAGCTGTGTTGTTTGTATCATCCATCACTACTTCATATTTAATTAAAGCTCCAGCATCTTGTATTGATTGAAGAATAGGTGTAATTGAGTTTATAATGTTAAGTCTAGTTACAGGGTTATTGTAATCAAACACATAATATTTAAGTACTTCTTCAACTTGCAACTCAATAGTGTTAAGTAATTCACGAACATGTAAATTATTGTAATCACTTTTTACAGTTTGGTATGCTGTGGCGTTTGCATATATCATTACTTGTCCTGATGCGGGCCTTTCAATGATTGAGTTGTATCCAAATGGTTCAAGATAGTCTCTATCTGTTTTGTCTATTTGGTATTCAACACCTGCTAGATTAGGATTTGCAAGTATACCATTTCTGTTTGCTACAATTGCGTATGGGTTTCCACCTAAAAATTTCTTTACATAAGCATTTGAAATATCTGCAGCTGGCGGAACTGAAATCAATTTACCATTTTCAGAATATTTCAAGAATGGGCCGAATACTCCACAATATCTTGCGCCTGAATCTTCAGTAGGAAGACTAAATTTAAATGATCTTGGCATATCTGGATTTCCACCTTCAGGTATTTATTGTGTATTGAACACAGGTGTTGGATCAACTCCAGATACAAATGTGTCACAGAAATAAGGATCTTGTGAAGATGAGAACTGAGACATAGAAGGAGCATTCAAAATAGCTGTAGTCTTGCCTCTTTTCTTAGCAAGTTTTGACAGATATGATTTACCCCCCATTTCTGATTGCAATCCATAAGACATTGTGTCAACAATATATCTGTAAGCAATCATATCTGGATTAGTCAAGCCTCTTTCTATTCCACTATCTTCAAGCATAGCATATATTTTTCTTACGCCATCTTCTGCACTTGGCGCGCCAGTTGTGTCAAACCCAGGTAAATGTCTGTTCGTGATTGTTAAACCACTAACAGGAAATACTGCATAAGAAGTTACAAGATCTTCCAAAGGTTCTTGAAGTTTTAAATCTGTTCCTACTAATTTTGCAGGTTCAGCAGTAGTTATATTATAACCATACGATGAATCTGCAAACAAACCGCCAGTAGCTACATATAGTTTGTTAGTAATATATGTTATACCAGGTATTCCAGCACTTGATTCAACCATTGTTCCAACAGTTAAATATGCCGCACTAGAAGCATTTACAACAAATGATTTACTAGTTGTATCTCCTGTAGGCCATACATAAGCTGAGACATCTGTATGAAGTGATGCGTCTGTTATATCAATATCATAACTTAAGAATGATGTTGAAACATCAGTGCTAGAAATTAAATTATGGCCAACTAAATCAACTAAATATGTTGCTGTGTCAGGAGCATTTCCATCACCAAGTTTCCATGTTTCTGAATCAGAATCCCAATTCAATTGGTCAAGAGCGTCTTTATTGATACTCATATAAATTCCTGTAAGTGGAGTTGCCGCATTAACTATTGTTTCAATGAATTGATTCGTTCCAGTTTTATCTTTAAAATCTGGAATAATGCAACCTGTCCATGAACCAACTAAGTTTACATTATTATCATTTATGAAACTTGATACTTTAGATTTTATAAGACCAGTAGAATTAAAATAAGTTGACCAATATGGATCTATTGATAAATTTGAATAATCTGACCAATCCCCTTCGACAGCTATAATTTGGATGAAAAAATCTTTTATAAGGTCATAAGGGCGAACCCATTCGTATGGAATATTTGATGCAGAACCATACCAATCGGCTGCGTATGCACTGAATCCTTGTATTCCAACAGCTTTTCTAACAATAAATGACAATGTTTTGGTTCCAATATTTGCAATTTGCATTAATGGTGCGCTTAAAACTGTACTTGCGCCTGCTTTGTTAGCGCCTATTCCTAATAAATAATCTGTATCTGTTTTCCAAAATCTTTCTCTATTAAAAAAGTTATAATAGTAATCACTATTAATATCTTGTGTAGTTGAACTTGTAGCTGTTGATGAATCTAAAGATAAAGAAAACATTTGTGCTAAATCTTTGTTAAGACTAGCATCATTGATAGTACTAACTTTAAGTAAATTCAATGCAAATACAGGACTAGTCAATAAACAAGTTTCTATTGCTCTGTGGAAGAAAGATCCTTTTCTTTCTAATTTAGTATCTTTTTCACCATAAAATTTAAGTAAATCAGCAGTTGATCGTATAAAAACAGGTGAATTGAAAGGTCCTCTTGCAGAAAAACCAGGAACTAATCTAAGAGATTGAGTTGTAACAGTTATTCTTTCTGATTGGTCAATTTCAACTGTATAAACACCTGCAGATTTGAATTGTGAAAGATCTAATGCAACTTTTGCCATATTTTATTTAATTATTTTATTTTATTTTATATATTCATTGAAAAAAAGTATTTTTTGCAATATTATATGGCCATTCATATTTTAAATTTCCCGTTCCATAAATTTTTGTGTAACCTCTTTCGTGCATTATTTCATTTTCGGTTTTGTTTGGATCTGCTCCTTCTTTAACTAATTTATGTTTCATAAAATTAGATCTATGATATTTAATTCCGTCTTTAGCCCACCAATAGTTTATTCCTGTGTGGCCTATCAAATCAAATCCTAATGTTTCATATAAATGGCCATTAGATATATCACAATTTGCATAAGAAATAACAGAACAAACATTATAATTATCTAAAAAATATTTGAACAACTTACTTGCTCCGCCTGTAACATTAATACCTAGTTTATTGCAGAACCTAAGAAGTTCATAACTATTGTTTTCTGTAATTCCTTTCATAATCATTCGTTTTTTTCCAAACGTCATTAAAGAAACTAGTTCATTATCATAGTATAGTCCTAGATTGATTGATGACTGGCAATTGCCTTGTAAATGATTTTGTTCTAAGAATAGAGTCTTTTCGTTTGAATTTACAATTTTTATTTGGGTTTTTCTGGCATAAATTTTATTGTCATTTTTACTTAATAAATTTTTGATCATTGATTTGATTATGTCTTGTTTAAAGTTCCAATCATCTTCCCATATAGTAATTAGTCGTATGTTGTTGTCTTGACAAAGTTTTAATTTATCAAAATGATAAGATTTTGGTTTGAATATTGTTGAATGCCAATATAATCCATTGCATTCAAATGCTAAATTTAAGTCCGGAATAAAAATATCTAATTCTTTCATCAAGCTTCTATCATTTTTTAAAATATTACCGTCGTATA